CTTCTATATGAACAAGATGCAGTAGGTGCAATAGCAAATGCACGTGCCATGTTATTGTGAATAGCTATATGTGCTGCTCCTTCAATAGCGTGTTGTAATTGTTCAACTATATGGAATGCAGTTTGACTACATTCTTTATGTTCTAACGCATTAGCAAAGTCTTCATACGTTACTTTATTATTTCGTAGAAAATTAGCAAGACCAAGCATGCCTAGTCCTACTTGCCTATCTGTTTCGCTTGGGAGATATTCGCCTGTATTTCCGACGCCTGTTTTGCTATGGAGTTCACACAATTCAGACATACCCACAGCGAAAGCTTTCGAGAGTTCCTCGATTTTGCATCCACCGAGATTGACATGTTGTAAAAGGCATGTTCCTCGTGAGGGCAAGTAAACTTCGAGGCAGACGTTTCCACGAATTCGTCTAGATTCTTTGTCATATTTTATTTTGTTAAGCCAAATATCTCCTTTGGCGATTCCTTGAAGGATTGCGTCTTTTGTTCTAGTGTCTGTTCCAGACCATTTTCCTCTATCGAGGTTAACACATCTTTTAACCCATTGGAGTTCTTCTCTGGGCGTTTGCACGAACTCAAGAATATCGGGGTGATCAATATCAAGGTGGATAACAACAGCACCGTTTTTGTAGATGCCACCCCTGCGTAATGTTTCATTTAAAGTAGAGTAAATTTTTGCGAATGATACTGGTCCACTAGCAACTAAACCTTTGCCATTTTCGGCTCCTCTAGGTCTTAGTTTTGATAAGTGAACTGCAACCCCAGCTCCGTATCGGAGAGCATGGGAAACAAACCTCCAGCTGGCTTCGATTCCATCGGGACCTTCCATTGAGTCCTCGACTACGAATACAGTACATGAAACTGGTAGGCGTGATTCTGGGTTATCCAGCCAAGACTGGACCCGACCAGTACGGGAGATAAGTTCTGTTGTCATTAAATTAAATCTGTAAGATTAGGTGATTTATAATTTGGTCCTTTTAAAACCTTGCCATCTTCTCTATAGATTGGTTTACCATCTTCACCAAGCTTAGACATATTACTTTTATGTACTCTATCTAAAGCTTCATCTAGAAACCATCCCATATTTTCAGCATATTGATAGCATACATAGACTAAATCTGCTAATTCCTTTAAAGCTTCTTCACTAAATTTAGGATTGTCTCTGTAAATTAAACTTTCGGCTTCAATAAATTCAGTATACTCTTCCGAAATTAGTCTTGTTTGATACGCTGTTGTCTTTTTTGTTGGCGAGTTCTTGATCCCGTATTTGGATCGGAATTCCTTCGCCTGATTCGATAAGAAGCTTTTCTGCATGGTGGAGTTCGTTTTCTAGATAGTGAATTGCTTTTTCTAAGTCTTGTATTTTGTCATCTTTGTATCCTGCTCTGCAGATATACTTGATTGCATTGCCAAGGTGGAAATTTAATCCTTGGTCTCTAATAAAATCCCAAACATCGCAGGGACCTCGTTGATAGTAGGCGGGACCTTTGGCCATTTGTCTATTAAGTTAAAGAGTGAATTGGTTAGAACAAAGTTCTGTTTTTGTAACGCTAAAAATACTGTAATAATATCTTCCTTCCGAACTTCATCTTTATTTAGTTGATCTTTTATTATTCTCATCTTTAGATCCTGTTCCGTCGTCAATTTTGTAATTGGAGGTGGGGGTCCAAAGTCTAGGTTCTTTTTTGTCGAAGTCATAATCATCAGCAGTTAAGATTTTTGCAAGTCTAGCGTTAACTAGAGCGTCTTCTTCTGTCATACCTTTTTCTTCAAAGGTTTCCACTACGGCTTTCCAAGTGTAACCTTTTTCCTCAAAGATTTTTTCGGCTCTTTTTACGCCGATTGTAGGTACTCCAGAGTATCCATCGGTGTTATCACCAGCCATTGTTTGAAGCAAGTGCCATTTGGCTCCTTGTTCAGGCGTTATTGTGAACACATCGTCAAAGTTATACAGCTGACCGGGAATCTGTTTCATATCTTTGTCTGGTGAGACAATTATGTTACCCGGAAATTTTGTGGCATAAATACCTAGTGCATCATCACCCTCTAACAAGGGTTTCTTGATGACCTTATACTCTTTTCCAAGAGCATTGATGATACGTTTGTATCCACATGGTTTCTTACGATTTCGATGTCCCTTATAAGACGGGAAAATTTCTTTTCTAAAATTTACACTATCTGAAAAGAACAATATAGTAGTTGAGAAATCACCAAGTTTCTTCTCGATTCTTTCTATCTCACGTTTTGCAGCATTATAAGCATCATTGAAATTACTTGTAACGAGGATAACATCATCGCCAAAGTCTACTTCACTTTCTGCTCCGGCACAGGACTTATATACAATATAGTCTGCGTCTATTAAAATTTTCATAAATTAGTGGGTGTCTGCCCAAGTCTCTCCATCCTTAGCTTCAGCAGCTATAGGAATCCTCATATTATAATACTCACCTGCTTCAACAGCAGATAATTCTAATATGGACTTGAGATCTTCTACGTGTTTTGGATCACATTCAAATTGTAATTCATCATGGATAAAAGCAAGTTGGTGACAACACAAAGACATATCTTTTATATGCTCGTGTGCTCTGACCATCCATCTTTTGGCGATAACCGCTGCTCCTCCCTGTAGGAGGTAGTTGAGAAACTTGTGCCCTTTGTCCACGCTGATACGACGACCGTCGATGGCACTTGCGAAACCTCTTTCTGCACCTCTTTTAGTAGCCGCCAACAGCTCCGCAAGACCCGGAATGGCATCAACATAAGCTTTACGGATTTCTTTTCCTTTTTTTCTAGCTTTATCTTCGGATAATAATTGGTCATAAGAGTGTCCTAACTTAATGTCTCCGCAACCATACAAGAATGCATAGGTTACAGTCTTTACTTGTCGTCTACTAATACCAATTTTATCAGCATTAGTTTGATGTATGTCGCCTGTTGTAAGAATTTCAGCATACCTACCGCCATCGTATCTGGCTAGATAGTGAGCAAGCATTCTTAATTCGATCCCTGATAAGTCAGCTGCGACCATGCGTTGACCGGGTGTAGCTATGAATAAACGTCTGAAGCGTTCATCACTAGGGACTTGTCCAAGATTAGGTGTACGATGAGCACATCTAAACGTGGCTGTATTAGTAGAACAGTAATGATGAATCCTAGACTTCGTAACAAGCTTCTGCCATGCGTTCACGCCTTCGGATATCATCCCTAACTGCTTGGTAAGATCCAGTAGTGTCAAGAACTTCAGAGCAGTATCCGTCCCAATCTCTCTCAGAACTGTCTCGTCTATTACGGCTTTGCCTGTAGAGGTCAGAGATGAGGGTGTCCATCCACAATGTGTTTTTAAAATCCATGCTATGTGATCCCGTGATGAGGGATTAAATTCTTTTAATCGTGTAAATGTACAACCTTCGATGTATCCTTGTGTTTTATTATTTCTTTTAGGAGTAAATTCCTTTCCTGCAACGTAAGGATACCTGTCGAGAAGTACCTTAGTAATCGCCTCATACTCAATTCTGAGAGCAGATTCAAGTTTCCGTGCAGCTTCTTCATCAAAATACCATCCATGGATCTCCTGTTGTGTAAGTATTTGAGCTACTTTGTGTTCGAGTTTGACCCACTCAGGTAGCGGTGGAAATGATTGCATAGTTTTTGTGTAACAGCAACGTCTTGGACGCAGTAGTCTTCCATCTCTTGGCTCCATGTAGACCAATCAGTTTCTTTACCAAAGTTTCCTTTGTATTCGCCTAATCGGTATCCATAAGATTCGAGTGAATGTCTACCATATAATTGTAACGGCATATGTTTCCAATTTCTTCTTTTATCTATCTCCATCATATTAGGATGATATAAACGAGATAGTATAAGTGTATCAATGATTTCTCCCTTAGGTTCAAACCATGGATAAATCTTTTTTATTATAGGGATATCAAATCCTATAATGTTATGTCCAATAATTCTATCAGCTAATTCTATATATTGAACAGCTTCTGTTATTGGTGAAGTTAATCCTGTATCATTGTAGCTAATGGTATAACCTTCCTCTACGTAATGAACAGCAATACAATGAATGTCAGTAGTATTTTTAAGAAGACCGTTTGTTTCTAGGTCTATTATTACTGTCCCAGTCAAATGTTTTGTCTCTGAACTTTGCTTTTCTGATAGCATCTTGGGTGGGTGGGTTAGGTTTCTTTAAGTGTGTATACCATGGGTGTTCATAATTACCATCTTCAAAAATCTGTGGACGGATCGAAAATTGGTGATTCTGTAGCTTCATATTCAGTAAATCGTGATGTTGATAAGTTATATCTTATTTTACCTGCGAATCCAGTCTCTCCAGAATAACGGTTTTTAATAATTCTAAGAGTGGTAACGTCTCTATCATTCTCGCTTTGCTGGTCTCGTTCCAAAGCGATGACTTGATCGCTAAGTTGAGCAATGCTGTGAGATCCTCTAAGTTGGCTGAGGGATACTTTTCCTCCCTCTTCGTGCGAAGTCCTATCATTGTTACTCCTTCGTAAATGTGATACTAGGAATAACGTTATACCAGTACGCTCGACTAATGACCTTAATTTAGTCATTGTAGTGTCGATCATACGTCGTTCATCCCCATCTAAACCAGACAGTAATATACTCAGGTGGTCTAAGAATACAATACGGCATTCCAGTCCACAGGCAAGGTATTCGATCCTAGAGTAAATTGTGTCAGGATCATACGAACCAAAACCATCAAACAGGAATAAATTCCAATGTTCCATAGTAGAGCGAAAAGCGTCTGCCAATTCTGTTTGTTCATGTTCTCCTAAGTGTAATGATTTTTCTAATGCACATGACATTAGTCCTAAAGCACTTCGTCTGTTAGATTCCTCTAAAGCTAAGTAACCTACTTTTTCTCCATTATCTAGGAGTTTTGCAGCAATTTGGCGGCAGAAACTTGATTTACCGATACCTGAGCCACTTGTTATTGTGATTAACTCTTGGTACCT